TGCAAGATACCATTGACCTTTCTTCTTAACACGCTGACCATTCTTCATACGGAATACAACACCTTCAATCTTCTGCATATCATCTACAGCATGAATGTAAGCTTCAGTATCATCGGTCTGAATTATCTTAGTCCAACGATTTAATGTTTCTGGAAAGTGTTCACAATCCACAGCATTGAATTCGATATATTCACCAGTTGCACGGACACGAATAGCAAGCACTTTTAAGTGTGCATTCATATAAGGCAATACGATACGATTATCTGGTGCACACCATTCCATGATGATAGTGCAACCCAATTCTTCACCTTTAATTAATTCGGCGCGGAACTGTGCGTTTTCTTCAAGACGAAGAAAAGCATTTGCGGCGTTTGCTTGGTCAGAAGACAAAGAACCTTTTGTCTTAACTCGAAGACCAAAGCCATGCATGTATGTAGTGATTAAAGAACCGTCTGCTTTATCTTGAATTTCTTCAACGTCAGACAAATCCAAATCCATAGTGAAAGGATTTTCCATATGGTTAAAGAATTTTTCAGGTGGAAGAGAAGCTAAACGAACCATGTTACCATCTTCGTCAATTTCAAACATGTGACCACGACATTCTAACGCACTTGGCTCTAAGAAGTCGGAGTAAGATGCAAGACGGTAATTGAAGTTACGATAGATTGTATCGTCCAATTCCCAATCGTTGAAAAAGAATGCCTCATTGCCTTCGACAAGAGTCATTAATTCATTAAATAAGTTTGTGTTATATTGATTCATAGCGCACAGTATAGCACTATTAGGTTACAAAGTCAAGCGTTTATTTCAAAACTTGTGGTTCCGTTTCGATAGGAACAGGGAGTCCCATTTTCCAACGATTTTCATAACTGTTAACCAAAGCATTAGAATCCACTGGCTTGTAGACATCTGGTTCCAAAGACCACGTTATATGGTAAGTTTTACCATCTTCACGCTGGTAACTGCCATTAACAGACACGACCAAGGCTTGCAGACCATCGCCACTATCGGCTTCGCCTATGACCTTTAAATCGGCAATTTCTGGTGCTTCAGCATCAGAGGGAACACCAAAGCTAACAGTCACATGATGCGCTACAACTTTGCTGTATTTTGGTGGAAAGCGTTCCAAAAGTTCATTTCTGGATGCGTCGGTAAGAACATATGCAGTATACATTTCGTTTAATATCTCTCTGATCTTCATTATAAACCCAATTTTTTAAGTTCTGCTATGGTAGCAGCTGCGGATGTATGTAGAATACCTATTCCGCCTGCGGCTTTCCAAGGGTCAATAGACTTGGGTTGATCATCTATCAATATACTTTCTGGTGTTGCGTATTGTGCTTTTTCGGCTGAACGTCTGACCACATTAACTGTGATATCAGAACCCACCATCCATGGAACCCATGCACGCTTTTGTGCTTCAGCACCATAAGCAGGGTCGCCTGTCGCGGTCAGTATTTGTGGGTTATACTTTTCAACATAACCCCAAAGTTCTTTAGCGTCTTTCATCGGTGGCAATTCTGACCAGAGCTGACCGCCTTCTTTAGAATACTTAGCGACTGAACGCCACATTTTACTTCTAAATTCAGGGTCTGAATGATACTTATCATCATTATACCCACCGTCAATTATCTTGTCCACGCCTGCTTCAAAGTCAGCCAAAACCCCATCCATATCAACATAGATTCTATATTGCTTCTCTGGTTCTGGTTGTAGTTCTTCCATTAACATTAGCTATATCCTTCATCCTCGTACGAAAAATGTTCATCATATTCCGTCATATCTTCGTTAGCGCAGAATTCTGCCCATTCACCAACCGTATCAAACTCCTGATTGTATGTTGGGTCGAATACCTTACCATCTGCAAGACGTTCAATACCATATAGTGACTTTACTTCTTCTTCCGACAAAGTGTCAACTTGATGCACTGTATACGCAACGTCTTGGGCGAACCCGCCATGGTTATGCTTACTCATTTTTTGTTACCATAATACTATTTATCTATCTGCTAATCCCAATTCTTTAGAAATTTCTTCTGAAGATGGGTTACTATCCATCATTAATCTTAAACGTCTGATTGTGGCATCAAATGGTACATCAAACACTTCTACAGAAATGATAACTTCCTTAAGGTGTGCGACTGAAAATCCTTCTGTTTCAGCAACCCACTTTTCAAGTTGAAGTGAATTGTTGCCTTCACCAAATCTGTGGTGGTTTTTTACGCGCAAGAACTCTGCTCGTGCTTCTGGTGATGGCATATCAATAAGCTTCACAATATCAAAGCGACTTGGACGGTTGCGGATACGCTTATCCAACTGTTCTGGATAATTTGTAGTAGCGATGTAAAGAACATTTTCAATCTGGTCTTTACCGTCCAACAAGTTTAAAATTGCTGCATCACCATAGTTATTAATAATAGAATCAATATCTTCCATCATTACAACCATTGGTCTATTTGGTTCAACTTCGCGGAAAGCGTCCAATGCAAAAGAACCAAAGTTTGGATCTTTCATATACATTGCGACACCGCCAGCCTTAACAATATTTTGTGCGATAACTTCTACTGTACAAGTTTTGCCTGAACCTGGTGGTCCCCATAACAATACACCTCGCTTCCACAAGAAACCATACTTGCGAAATAAATCTTTCTTTGTCCAGAAATCTTCCACTGCTGCAATAACTTCTTCAGAAGCAGAATCTGGCAATGTGATTAAGTCATCAGTAATAGATTCCTTAATTTCAAAATACGGTTCACCACGACTATGATCATATTCCATATCATACTGACCTGGAGGAATCTGTGGTTGTGAACGTTCACAAGAATAAAATCTTTGTCCACCATCAGCAGCCATCCACATTGTATGTGAATCTTCGTCACGAGAATCAGCGGCGATTGAATCTGTTCCACAGATTGCCACTTCCGCACAATCCTCAGTACTATTATTTTTACCCATGTCTATTCTTTCCTATATGTTATCTGCTATAAGTTTAATTCTTGCCTGTTCTACTATTTCGTCTAATAATCTTGGCTTGTATCCCTGCACTTCACAATTAATATTGATGTGCCGTGGATGATTAGAAATTGGATTTGGGAAGGCATGTAAATGTCCATGCACATTAACCCATTGTTCTGGTACATTATACATCGGATAATGTGTAAATACCATACCAACTTCTGGTGTTTCTATTGTGTAAATTAAATGAGTTTCGTCAAAATCTAACTTACGAAGTTTCTTTCCATTAAAATCGTGGTTGCCTACGATAAGGATTTTGTAACCATTATATTCAGCCAGCATTTCATTAAGAACGCCAGTGCCTTTAAATCCAATATCACCGCCCCAAATTACAATATCATCCTTACCAACATAATCATTATGATTAGCAAGTAAATGTTCGTGCATTGTATACATGTCTGGATACGGACGTTCACTAAATTCAAGAATGTTCCAATGCCAGAAATGTAAATCTGACCAACACCAAACCTTTCTTCCATCCAATGTTGTCGCACTTTCTTTTAAGTTAACAACAGAATCCAACTTCGCCCATTTTCCAGGGTGACGCACGCGTGGTCTATCATTGCCACCGTAGTTGACTATCTTACTCAAGTCTTGAATATATAGTTCTCTTAAATTATTAATGTCCACTTCGTTCACTATAAACCTTTTTTGCAATTACCTTCAATACGTACAGTTCGTCGTATTCCTTCGGGCGTTTTTCTTTACATACAGCCATCATGCCATTTATATAACTTGCGACTGTCGATGATTCTGTTAACGTACCATCTTCCAACATCTTCCAACGCTCTGCTAATTTTTTCTTAGAAGCAGGAAGAATGTGTTTACAATTCTTCGGTGAAGTAACTTTAGGATAAACCTTAGCTTTCTTCTTGGGAAGCTTATTTGCGCGTACAGCAGCTTTCTTTGCAACACGCTTATTTTCTGCTATGATTGCGTCTTCTTCAATTTGTGCGTGTGATTTTGGACCACGTTTCTTAACTGGTTTCTTATCAACAAACAACGGACTACTACCTTCCAATGGATTGACTTTACGTCTTGCCTTTTTGGGGACAGCAATCTTTTTCTTAGCAGCCTTTTTCTTTACTGTTTTCTTCTTAGCAAACAACGGACTGTCAGTGCCAAAACTCAGCACAGACTCATCCGCGTTTGTGTTAGGCATCATTGCCCCAAACCATTTCTTGTGCGTTCATTAAAATGTTGGCGACTTTAACTAAGTCTACGCGCTTTGGAAGGTCTGTATTCTTCATCAAGTTGTGCTTGATGTTGTTATACGTCATAGAACCATTACGAATCGCAAGTAGTTCTTCTGCATCTGGACGCTTAACAAGAATCTGACCAGTGGTCAATACTTCTTCGCCCATTCGCAATAAACGAACAAGGTGCATTGCATGTTTGGTATCATAACCGAACTGTTCTTCAAGGACAGAACGTTTTTCATTACGATGCTTTTTCCATGTCCAATACTGGTCATGATTCTGCAAGAATTCCTTAAAGACTTTCTTGTTATATTTTACGATGACTTGTGGTGAACCTAATTCTTCGCGGTTACCATGAAAATCAGTATTCAATTTTCCAAATCTATCATAGATATGTTTGCCTTGTGCAAAGTACACACCATAGATATCATTACCATAAGGTACAAGTCTGTGGTCGTCATTCCATTCGTCGATGTCAAACTTTAACATCTTGTCATCACCGAAGTACTGAACCAAAGAAACATAGTCTTTGGGAACGGGTGCTTGTTCATCGGCTGGATTATTAATCCATTTGTTATGACCTTTAATACGCTTCAATTGTGAGAAGGCATAACCAGAAGTTGTATGCGCGATCTTTTGTGACAATAAATCGTCACGATGACTACGAATATAATCATACGCTTCTGTACGGAAGATGATATCAGAATCATCAACCCATAACGTTTCGATAATATTTGGGTTACAATCTACACACAGTTTAAAGAAGTGACGCAGTTCAAATAACTTAGTATCTTCTTCATCTTGGTCTTCACATTCTTTAATAACGTGAAAAGGTGCAAGAATGTTAATTGGATCGGCACAAAATACACCACGGAAGTCCACATCGGACGTAGGTAGATTTGTACCATATGAGATAGAACCCGCGTAATGCTTGACTAACATGTTGTCCTTCATTAGTTCGGCGGGGCTTCTAACAGATTTAATTTGGTGGGTAAACATTATATTCTCTATAAACTAAAATAACCATATAGCGCATACTATACACTATATGGTTACAAAAGTCAAGGACTATTTTATATCATTTATCAAGCTTATTCGATATTTTATCTTCGCGTGAATCTGATTTGGGTACACCTACTTCTTCCATACCTTCCATCGCCGCTTCAAGGAAATCAACTTCTAATTTGTCACATTCTACCAATACATCTTCAGCAACATCACCAAAGTTTTTTGACTGGAATTTTTTACCATTGAATGTATACCAAGCGCCCGACTGTGTAACTACACCAAGCTCTTTAGCAACTTCCAATAGACCATTATATGGATCCATTCCAGTTTCATATGGTACTTCAATGGTCACCGATTGGAACGGTTGTGCAAATCGAGTCTTGTGACCCAAACACTTCATTTTAATACCAGTAACGTGTTGCTTATCAGACTTATCGTTTTTGAGTTTAAGTTTGGTTATTAATACAATTTGCGACAGCGAATATTGCACCGCGTCTTTAATTATCCAAGTTCCTTCACCATTTCTAATATCTTGGTTCTTGTATACTTGGTCAGTAACAACCATTGTTATATTACTCTTCTTGATAGCATGTACAAGCGGACGAAGCATAGCTTTTAATTGCTTGTTCTTCTGACCTTGGTCACCTTTAACAATACCCTTCTTGGTATAATTTTCAGCTTCCGTATCAGTTATCAACATGTCAAGACTATCACAGCCAATAAAAAGTTTTGGGGCATTTGGATCATCGCCGTATTGCTTTTTATAACCTTGAATAATAGTAGACGTTATATTAATAACATCTGAAATAGTATCCACGTGAACGTGGGTATACATATCTTCACTGGTATCAACTCCAATGGCGGTGACGAAAACATCGTCTAACGCATTTTCTGAATCAATAGCCACAACAAAACAATCTTCCTTCTGCGCTTCGCGCATAAGGTTACAAAGTATGTATGATTTACCAGCACCAGCTGGTCCAGTTAATGCAGTCAATCTACCTTGTGGGATACCACGATTGAACTGCTTTGATATAATTTTATTTAAAACATAATTACCTGTTGAAATCCACCAACGTGGGGGAGCTGCCTCCCCCACATCAAATCCAGACTTCTCAAGGGTTTTGTTTATCCCTGCAATGAAGTCAACCATTATAAGTTACCTTATTCGGCTGATGCTTGCTGGCGTTTACGAATCATGTCCAAAACAGCGTCGCCCTTTTCAGAGTATTCGCCAGCTGTTTCTGCTGGTGTAGATTCTTCAACTTCAACCACAGGTGTAGATTCAACTGCTGCAACTACTGGTGTAGATTCAACTGTTGTTGTAGTTTCTGCCGCAGGTGTTGCAGCATTACCGCCAGAGTTACCACCATCTTCATAGTGTTCGCCTGTAAGCGAAGCAGTTAACATTGCTTCCATCTTATCAAGATCCATCGCACCAGGAATCAATGTTGACAAGTCAATCATTTCATCTGTAACGAATGCAATTTCATCTTCTGTTAAAGATGTGCTACGACGTGAGAATTTTGAACCTACGTCATATTTTGGATTGCCACCTTGACCTTCAGTCTTCTTGATGATAAAATCATAACCTTGTGAATAGTCGAAAGGTAT